TACAATGGAACATAAAAGATGTTTTCAGTACCAGATTCGTTGTACAAATAACGAGACTGGTGAATCGGAAAAATATGCTATTGATTGGGATGTGAAAATCACCCATCAAAATGGTATTGACATTATCAGTTTTACTAAAGCCGATGGTAATCTCGGTGCATTTATGGTTAGACCTGAATGCACAATTGAAATCGGGTTCTTTGAAATAGAATATTAACCAATAAAACCATATAGCATATGAAAAAGAACAGCAAAACCAAGAAAGCATCTCGTCCCTTTAGCGCAGAAATCAGTCAGATGCGGAAGAACCGTGTTATCCTCATTACCGGCATCAAAGTCAAGCCGTTTGCCGAGGAATGTGCCAAGCGCGGTATTGACCTTCAGGTCGGCTCAGCTTATAACAACGGTATCATCTTCTATGAGAAGTAGTATGGAATTCAAATATGAGATCAAGTTCGGTTTTGTGAAAGCCCATGATTGGATGAGTAGCAAAACCGAAACTTATTTTCACAGGGAGCAGGCGATGCGGAGATACTGTGAGATTGAGACAAAAGTCAAGGCGATGGAATCTCAACTTACATCTGAACAGAAATACGACCTGCTTGATTGTGCTACTCCAAAGTGTTTCATCCGTATTTACTGGAAAGAAGGAGATGGCGAATGGAACAGGACTATATCAGGCGAAATGCAGTTCTTCTATGAAGCATATGATAGGCTGAACAAGAAAGAAATCATGGATGCCATTTTCTCGCCGAAAACTACTATTACAGATATTATTAGACTTTAAAGATTTAAATCATGCAATTGACAAAAGGACAGAAAGACGCTCTTGTGCGCAAAGTGATGGCTATCATCGAAAAGAAGAAAGAAGCCAAAAGAGAAGAACTAAGAAAGGATTACAAGCCAAGCAAGGAGGCAAATGAAATGATTGCACGGCTCAAAAAACTTTTCGAGGCTCGTAAGAAATTTATGGATACTATTAAAGAACTCGGGTTTCGGCCTGAGTACTCTTATGTCCATAATGGGGAGAATGACAAGTTTTCTTTTGAGCTCAGGTACATTGACAAAGATACTACTTTCGATTTACTTGCTGAAAGAATTCGTGACAACGAGCTCGGAGAGACCTTCAATTCAAAGTTCACATATCCTGCTGAATGGGATGTTACAGACGATATCGAGCTTCTGAATCTCGGTAAATCGTTTGACATCGACGCTTTTCTGAAGAAATACGAAGAGCTTTAAGTGTTCAATTCACTGACGATCGCTACTGGTAATTGAACACATGTGCCTGGCAATAACGCGGTCAATGTTGCCAGGCTTTTCCCCTACATATTGGACATCCTCATCGTGGCGTAGGGGTGGCAACGTAGTAATACGGCTAAGTCCATTTTTTTACTATTTTTGCAAATATTAATTTCAAATACTATGTTAGGTGCAATTACAGGAGATATTATTGGCTCTGTATATGAGTTCAATAATACAAAAGAATACGATTTCAATCTGTTTTCTTACAACAGTTCATTCACGGATGACAGTATAATGACTATTGCTGTTGCTGAATGGCTATTGAAGGACAAAGAGCATAGCTATCAAGGGCTCGAAGATATTATGCTGGAATATGGGAAGAAATATTCTTGTCCTATGGGTGGATATGGTTCAGGTTTTAGCACGTGGCTTTTTGATCCAAGAAAATGTCATGAGTTTGTTGACCATGATGGACATGGATTACCGTATATATCAAATACTGGTCGTCATCCATATAATTCCTGTGGAAATGGTGCTGCAATGAGAGTATCGCCTGTTGGCTGGTTCTTTAATACACTCGAAGAAACTGAACATGTTGCAGCTATTTCAGCCAAGATCACACACAACCATCCTGATGGAATTAAAGGAGCGCAGGTAGTTGCTTCTGCTATTTATCTAGCAAGAAAAACACATTCCAAAGAGAAGATTAAAGAATACATTACAAGTAAGTTTGGATATAATTTGTCTGATACCTGGAAAAATCTAAATAAGACTTATACCTGGAAATCAGATTGCGAAGGAACTATAGTACCTGCGCTTGTTTGTTTTCTTGAATCCTCTAATTATGTTGATGCTGTTCGCAAAGCTGTATCAATTGGAGGAGATTCTGATACTAGTGCCTGTATTACAGGTGGTATTGCTGAGGCTTACTATGGCGGAGTTCCAAATTATGCGGCCAAACAAGCTATTAGGATTATCCCCAGAGAGTTTATGCAAGTTATGGAGCGTATGGAAGATGATAGTTATTACAATATCCAGATAACCAAATAACCACTATTCTTCTTTTCGCTGCCCGGATTGACTCATGTCTTTCTGGGCTTTTCTTTTGCTCTTATTTATTAACACACATTTTAACATTTCTGTTTCACATACTGATAATCACTATTTTTGTAAAAACAATTGGAGGAGAAAATATGTCTTTAGGATTTACATTATTCCTTGCTATCGGTCTTTGGCTTGGGCTTGTTTGTATTGATACTATAATCAAGAAACATGAGCACAAAAACAGCGACTGATTATGTTGTATCTGTAACAACAATAGGCTTTGGCAGATATCAAGGCGGCGATTATGGCTGGGTTGTTCATTTCACTGACGAGCATAAGGCCAGAGACTACTATACGGATATGCTTGTGAAATATCCTAATAGAGAAGTAAAATTTGAAAAGAGATAATTATGAATAAAAGAGAAGCATTAGAAATAGTGCGAAAGAATTATCCACACGTTGGATTTAGTGGCTCCGAATTTGAGACCGCCTTGCGTGAGTTAGTTCCAGAACTTGCAGAGAGCGAGGACGAGAGGATAAGGACTTGTATTGTTGATGTGATAAAAGAAAATGATTGGACTCACATCTTTGGCGTTAAGAGAGAAGATTGTCTTGCCTACCTCGAAAAGCAGAAAGAGCAGAATCCTCTCTCCACAGAAGAAACCGAACTTAACTCTATCGCTTTCCTTGAGCAGATGGGATATACTTGCATTCCACCAGGGAAAGAGCTAAAGCATTATACCTATGAACAATCAAAACAGGCAGCGGAAGATTGTTATTATGATAAGGGCTATAATACTGAAGACGACGGTCGTTGTAATGAGCAATCTTTTTTATGGGGATTTGAAGAAGGCGTAGATTGGTGTGAGCAACAGAAAGATACAGCAGCCTTCCCTTCCCTCCAATCTGGACGAGGCGGCAAATAACTATGGCATAGATATTCGGCTTGGGTATCCGAGGGTTATGGATGAAACAGACAAGTATATCTATAATGCTTTCAAAGCCGGAGCCGAGTGGATGGCGGGACAGGGCGCATCATTCAATACAAAGGTGGGATGGATAGATGGGCCAACGATTCTTGATTGGCCAGATGATATTCTTGATAAATTTGAAATGGGCGACAAGGTTGTAGTCCAGATTAGAAAAAAATAAAAAAATGAAAGAAATAAACGCAATCATCCGTAAAGCGGATTTGGAATTTGAGTACGACAATCGTTTCTTGTGCTTAAACCTTTGGCTTGAATCTAATGGACGAAATTGGAAGTTCGGAGGTGTTAATCTCGGAAATCGTTTTACAAAGGAGTTCAACCCTACTGGCGGCGAATACGCTTTTTGGTGGATAAAAAGAGTTTTTGATATCGCTGACGTTGTATCAATGTCGGAACTTAATGGTAAAACATTGAGAATACGATTAGACGATAATGATAAAATAAATGCCATTGGGCATATAATCAACAACGATTGGTTTTGCCCAGAGAACGACTTCAAGAAACAATAACCCCAGGGCGCGGAGGTTATCGGAATGGAGATACTGCTTACACCTCGCCGATTCCACATAGCAGTTTAGTGGCCGCGCCCTTTTAATAACAAAGAATATGACTGATTTTGCAAGATTATATGTACCAAGATGCAAGGATTGTAAATTCTGTTTGCCGTACCAGCATAAGCACGTTAAAAGGCATTATTGCACAAAACAACTAATGGATGGGTGCGCACCAAGAACAGCATCAGTAGCAGCAACAAAATGCGCTTGTGACAAATTCATAAACAGATGGGAAGAATAAGCCAGTCCTACGGCATCAGAAAGAGTAAATCCTTGCATCAACATTGGACTTGGAAAGGCGGTGTGATGAAACCGAAAAGACAATTCAAAACGCTTGACGATTGCTTGGAGTATATGGATAAACACAAGATTAACAAATACAAGTTCCATCCGTATGTCTGCCAGGACTGCGGAATGTGGCATATAGGGCATAATAAGAAGTAACACATTATAGAAGGATTGTAACATGGAGGAGGATATAATAACGATTCATCTTGGACGTGTTGTTTCAGAAGAGTTATACGACCAAATAGTAAAGGATATAATTAAACTTCTCGACAAGAAGTATTCGGTTAATGCGGATTGGCGTTTGGATTCATAAAAATCAGGGGAAGCCAGATTGTTCGACATCCCCCTGAAAAGAATGAAATTATTCTTTTGGCGTAGTGCAAAGATACGAAAAGAATATCAGAAAACAATAAAGATTCGGAAAGATATGACACGGGAACGTAATAATTATTGTGTTTATAAACATACTTTACCCGATGGGAGATGCTATATAGGCGCAACAAATAGGGGAAAAGAGCGATGGGGATATGAAGGGTGTAATTATAGAAATCACCCATTGTTTTATTCCTTAATATGCCAAATTGGATGGAGTAACATTAAGCACGAAATACTAACAGAAAACCTATCAAAAGAAGATGCTCAACGATTAGAAAAGCAGTTAATTATAGAAGCTAAAGAGAATAAGATTAGCTTGAATAGACTATCTGGCGGTTATTGTATGGCAGAACGAGGTCATCGTACAAAGGAGACAAAGCGGAAAATCGGTGAAAAGAATTCATATCCACATACAAAAGAAGCGATAAAGCATTTTCGAGAATCTTGTCAATGGAGGTTTCGCCCAATAGCAGTATATAAAGAAGATAAACTCATAGGAGAATATGAAAGCATAAATCAAGCAGCTACGGCTCTTGGAATTACAAAAACTCGTATTCTTCGAGCGCTTAAATATAATTGCCGTTCTAAAGAGTATAGATTTGAAGAATTGCCAAATAACGCAGTAAGAAAACAACCAAGAAAATACTACTATAAAACCAAATCAAAATGAAAATTCCTTTTTCAATAAAATTCAGACCACAAATCGAAAGTGGGGAGTATAAGGTGGAAACAAGAGAAGGTTTGCCCGTGAGAATCATTTGTTGGGACAGGATCGCAAAGAAGCACAACCCTGATGACCTAAATCTATGTGTATTGGTCCCAGATGATGGGGGCGAGGCCGTTTACTACTATCATCGTTCTGGAAAGAAATGGGTGCCTAATGATGAATTTGACCTTTTCATCGTCACGCCGGAGGAAAAACTCACTACTTTGGAAGATCGTCTTTCAACATATTTAAAGAACGATTTTGAGTATTTTTCAACAAAAAAGTGGGATGAGAAAAAATGGAATGAGATTATGCGTATTCAAGCCGCCGAACTCCTTTCCCTTGCGAAAAATCAACTTCAAAAAGAAGGTCTCGTTACAATGGGCCACTTGAATATAGCCTGTGAAGCAGAGTATCAAAGTGGACTGGCAGAAGGTAAAGCCGAAGCCTTAAGAACCCGCGCCACAGTGCTTACGGAAAATCTCGCCAAGTCAAGGCTGGACAAAGACAGCATCCCCTATCACATCATAGAGTTTATGTGCAATCTCTATACCTGCCAGAACTGGAAAGAGATTGAGGACACCGCTGAGTTGTATGTCGCAAGGATTAAGGCTGCTGCCATGAAGGACTTGCCGAGGTGGAAGAAATGTCAAGTAGATGACCCCATTGCATGTGTTAATAATTGTGCAAAAAGAGAAGACTCGCTGCTTTATTACAACGGGCATACGATTAAGCTAATTGACCTCGAAAAACTTCCAGGCTTCAAGGAGGACGGCCATGAGTAAAAGAGCAGAGGCTAAGGCCATGAAAGCCTATCCTCCCACATACACTACCGTGAAAAGACATGCAAAAAGGGTTCAAAGCGAGCTGGTGGATACTCACAAGCCAGTGAGAGCCATATTTCAGCAAGGCTACGAGCAGGCCGAGAAAGATATTTGGGATAGAATTGAAAAGTATCTCTCCGAGCGCAATCCAACTGATTATGCTACCGTAGGGTGGATTCTAAAGAATATTGAGGAATACAAGAATAAAATAATGAAGGAGGAATAATGAATAACTACATTTCACGATTAGACGAGATAGACAAATGGCTCTTTGATTCCTTCGGCTCCTTCCCGGTTGTGGTTGTTCCCAGGAGAACTTGCGCCATACAACCGCACGGATGGTAGCAGAAGTATTGTGGCCAAAGAAAGACCTTGCGCTGACTCCAGAAGATGTGGTTGTAATCACTACTTTGTATGACTGTGGTAAGACTCGCGGCTGGACAATAGAAGAGGTTTTGAAACGCTTTAACGAACAGAGAAAGAAATGAAATGTAAAGATTGTAATGTATGGGGATGTCAACACAGGACATCAAATGCTGAACAAGAATGTGTATTGCAAAATATCGCAGGACATATAATTACACGATCTTCCGAAGGCACGAAAGAATTTCTTGTCCCCGAAGGCTTTGCTATGACCGTTGACTGGCCCTCCTTCCGCAGAGAGGCGGCGAAGGATATACTTCCGGCGTTAATAGATAAAGCAAGTGATGTGTATGATCTTGAATCTTTGGCCAAAGATGTATGGTGCCATCAAGCTATTGAATGGGCCGATGAACTAATCAAGCAACTAAAAGATGAAAAATAATCTACCATATCCTTTTAATGAGGCCTTTGAACATGGTGACAGTATTGACTACCGCGTTGGCGCATGGTCTCAAGAGACTGACCATACTTATGTAAAAAAACTTGGCTACAAGCCAGAAATGCTATCCGATTGCTCTTATTGTGCCAGAGGGCTCAATGGTTTTAACCTTTCAAGTTATGGTAATTGGGGAACTTTTTACGCAGATGATGCAGGAGAAAAGGAGAAAAAGATTTTTCTTGATATGATTGAAAAAGATATCATCCGCCCATGGAGGATAAGAGCTTACAGAAACAGGGCACCATACGATTATTCTGATGGAAAGTGGATGACTTATGTCAATTCGGCATGGATAGAGTGTAACGACCCTTATGACAACTCAAACAAAGAATAGCCATGCCAAATATTCATATTCCATATACTTGGGATTATTGTACATCAATTCCCCTTGATGATTTGTCTGATTACCTGACAGAAGAAGAATATGATGAATACAAAAACAAATTCTTGTCGGTCGATCTGACGCTTACATACGAGAATCATCCCGGTGACGATGATACAGGATACCCTCCATCATTTGATTTCTTGAACTGGGAATCATCTACATTATACCCTGAGCCTATTACTAAAGCCATTGATAAACATCTTGCCGATTTTGAGCAACGATATAGTGATAAAGCTTACGAGAAACTATGTGACTTTATAGATTATCAGAAATATGGAGATTATTAACTATGGCTAATAAATATTCAGATGAAGCCATTTTTTGCGCAAAGTATCTTAATGAACGAGGATTCCTGACTAAAGAAAATCTTGAAGAGATTACTGCTCTTTTTGATGATTTTGATGCAGAATTCAAGTTCGTTAGGATACAGGTTGGATATTTTACTCAGCTCGCAAAAGCACTCAGAGAACTATGGCCAACAGGAGAGAAAGATGGAAAGTATCCTTGGCGGGAATCCGTTTCAAATCTTGCGCGAAGACTCGAGACCCTGTGGGCTGCTCGTAACATGACCGAGATTCCCATTGAGACTTGTGTTATGGTAGCGCGGAAATACCTCGCCCAATATGAGAACAACACAAAGTATATGCAGACACTAAAATACTTTATTCTCAAACAGGGGAAGATTGTTCGTGAGGACGGCGGTATCAAATATATCCAGCAGTCACAATTTGCTGATATGCTTGATTCTGTAACAGAGGAAGACAAGCAGAACGCAGAATGGGAATCTATGTTTGAACAGTCGAACACTATTGACCAGGGAGGAATGCTGATATGATTGAAGGAACAAATCCTGATAAATTTAATCAGGACGTAGATCAAGATGAATTCTTTTCTTCTGAAGTTCTTTCCGAATTACAGAGAAGAAGGGACAATATTATAAATGGTGGTATAAACTGCATCCCGCTTCCGTTCCAGCGTTTCAGCGAAGAATTTCCTGGTCTGGAACATGAATTATATATTGTGTTTACTGCTGGAACTAAAGTTGGAAAGACACAAATTGCCTCTTTTGTCTGTATTTATAACTCCCTTGAATATGCATTCGAGCATCCTGACCAGTGCTCTGTTGATATCCTATACAATAATTTAGAGGAATCTAAAGAAAGGATATATCAACGATATATCTCTTACTTGCTTTATAAATTAAACAAAATAAGGCTTTCTCCTCGAGATTTGCGTTCAACGTCAAAGGATTACCCGCTGCCTCAAGCAATTCTTGATTTGCTTCAAGAAGAAAAATATCAAGCAAGATTACGGTATTTTGACGAACATGTTCATTTCAATAACATAGATACTAATCCTACTGGTATTCTTAATCGTTGCAAGGAATATGCAAAAACAGTTGGCGAATATAAGGAGCGTGACGTTGTCTCACATGATGGTTCTGGAAGAATTGTAAAGGAATTCATTTCATATAAGCTAAAAGACCCGAAACATTATACAATCGTTTTTACCGACCATGTCCGACTCCTTGACCGAGAAAAGGGAATGACACAAAAGGAAACGATTGATAAATATTCTGAATATTGTATCAAATATCTTCGCGATAGACTCCATATGACTGTTGTAAATATCCAACAGCAGGCATTTGAATCTGAGGGACTCGAAGCAATAAAACTTAAAAGAACGGTTCCATCTGTTGCTGGATTAGGTGACAGTAAGTACACTTCGCAAGATGCTAACTGTATCATCGGTCTTTTTGACCCCAATCAATTTGGCTTTCCAGCATGGCTTGGTTATAAGATTCAGGAACCAACGACTAACATCGGGTTGAAGAATTATGCACGTTTCATGTATATGCTTCGAGGTCGAGATGGCGAGCAAGGTGGTATTTGCCCACTATTCTTCGATGGCGCAACATGTAATTTCGAAGAACTTCCTCGTCCTGATGAAAATATTAAAATCAAAGAGTATTATGATTTAGTAGACAAATTGCGCTCTTTTCGGCAGCAGACAAAATTACAACAACTGAAATCTGCTGCCCTTTCATTCTTTATTAGAAAATTCAAAAACAAAAAGTAATTATGGCAAAAGAGATTACGCTTCCAACTGAAAGACAAAAACCCGAAAATTACAATCCTAAACTCCTAATTTTGTTCGGACTCCCCAAATCGGGGAAGAGCTCAGCCGTAGCAAGTCTCGATAATAATCTTGTCATTGACCTGGAAGACGGTTATCGAGCTCTGCCTGTAATGCGTGTTAAAGCAAATGATATTAATGAAATCTTTGCTGTAAAAGCTGCGCTTGACAAGAAAATGAAGGAGACTGGGAAATTCCCGTATAAGTTCATTACTATTGATAATGCCACTCGGCTTGAAGAAATGTGTCTTACTTATGCGGCACATATTTACCGTCAGCTTCCGCTTGCCGCTGATTGGGGAATGAAGAGAGACAAGAATGGTAATCTTATTCGCGTAGACGGTAAGCCCGTACCTGATCCAAAGGCAGATGTTCGTACTCTTCCTAACGGTAGTGGTTATCTCTATCTTCGCAAGGCGTTGAAAGAAGTAATCCATATGTTCCGTGATTATTGTGAAACTCTTATTCTTGTGTGTCATGTTAAGGATAAGCAGATTCGGATGAACGGAGCAGAGAGTACTGAACTCGTAGTAGACCTTGCTGGCAAACTCGGTGATATTATTTGTGGCGAAGCCGATGCAGTAGGTTATATCTATCGCGAAGGCAATAAAACCATGATGTCCTTTGAGGGCGGTGAAGGTCATATTCGTGAGGCTCGACCTATTCATCTTCGAGGAAAGAAATTCGTTGTCGGCGAATCCGATAAGGAAAACAATCTAAAGATGGATATGTCTAAAATCTTCATCTGATGACTAAAAACGAATTGCAGGAAACTGCAGCACATGTCCTTGCGAAGAACCATCGTCTAATGTGCATTTGGGCCACGGGAAGTGGAAAAACGAACGTGGCCCTTAAATTCATCAAGGCTAATCCTTGGATGAGAGTTCTGATATTTGTTCCAGAACAGGATAACATTAACAACTGGATACATGAGTTTGAGAAATTTCATGTTCCGATTGAAAATGTTACAATCTGCTGTTATGCATCAATGCACAAGTGTCAGAATACTAATTGGGATTTTCTCGTACTTGATGAAGCACCTCACACTGATACGCCTTTAAAACGAGAACTCTTAACTACAATCAAGGCAGATTATGTTCTTGCTCTTGGGGCCGTATTAACAACGGACGAGATTGATGCTCTGGAATATACCTATGGTGAGTTCTATAAATCCAAGATTACTCTTGATAAGGCTATTGAGATGGGCCTACTTCCGCTTCCTACGGTTACTGTGTGTCATCTTGTGTTGGACGACAAGAAACTCGATCATTGGTATAAAGGGAAGGTTTATACTGCCGCAGGATTATATAAGCATATCTGCGAAAAAGTCGATGCCGCAGTGAAGGAGCACGACGCCCATCCGAATAAGCTCACAGAAAGACGGATGTTCAATGCCGGAATAGAAAGAAAACGCTTCCTGGGTAACGAAAAGGAATCTGCGATCAAGCGGCTTAGCGAGTATCTGGATTTAAAAGAAAAACGCTATCTCTGTTTCTGCTCGTCCATCAAACAAGCTGAACGTATTGGGAAAGACAGGGCTTACACGTCCAAGTCGCCTAAATGCGAGAATCACCTTGAGCGGTTCAATAACCATGAACTCAATGCCCTCTTTGTTGTTGGTAAACTAATCGAAGGCCAGAACCTTAATGACATCGAATGCGGTATCATCGGACAGCTTGGCGGGACAGAGAGAATTACTGTGCAGGCTCTTGGAAGAATCCTCAGAGCACAAAATCCAATAGTTTATATTCCCGTTTTTGACGGAACCAAAGATGATAGTTTCCTTTATACGCTAACAAACAACGTATCAGAAGATTATATCAAACACATTAACTTTTAACAAACCCACTTAATTATTAGAACCAATATGGTAAACAAGATTACAAAGAAAGCAATCCTTGACATCAAGAAAAATGTTGATGCTTATGGTAAGGAAATGGCTGCAATTAGCGAAAAAATAGCTACTGTGGACGAAAAATATCGCAAATTGGCTGAAAAAGAGACCAAAGATTTGCGAGAATCCTATGCTGCGTTGGAGGAAGAACAGGAAATCTGGAACACTTCCCTGTCTCGCTATGATGCTGACGTGGTAAATGAAGTGCTTGGTAATATTTCCTCCACCGATGATGACAGTAACGAGCCTGTTGTTGAAACTGCAACTGAAAAAGTTGCTTTCGAAGAAGATAAGGTAGTTGACACTATCTTTGAAGAAAATAATATGGAAGAAGAAACAGATGTCACTCCCGAATCAAAGCCGGAAGCCTCTGCCGTAGAGGAGAATGTATTTTCCGAGACCAGCGAAGCCCCGGAGACACTTGAAGTAGCAGCAGAAGGCAATGCTGATTGGAACAATGCCGTCGAAGAAGATGAGACGGTCTCAACTGCTCCTGCCCCTGAAGATGAGTGGCCTGACCTTCCTGAAGACTGGAAATAATATGGGATATATCACTTGTTTTGACCTCACACTTATAGGTGAGAAGGAAAAGGTCGAAGCTTTCAAAAAAGACCTTCTTGAGGAGAGCAAATCCGACGACGGAGAAATAGATGAGGATGTAGAGGAATTGCTTGAGTGTGGTTATTTATCAGCAAAGATATATGACCTGGAAGACTGGATTGATGCAGTTGCTCCACGACATCCAGATGTACTTGTTATCTTGAATGGAGATGGCGAGGAGTCGGATGATCTCTGGGAAACCAGATGGAAAGGAGATAAATGTGAGCGACAGAATGCCATTATTCCTCCATTTACCACTCCAGAACTTTTAACCGAAACAGAAAAACAAAACAACAACTAAATTTTTATTATTATGATTGAAAACGCAAATGCAAGTAAAGTAGCCGGTAATGGCGAGTTTATTGATGTTAAGAAGTATTACGGTGTAGCCTCTGTAAAAGTACTTGCTATTAACCCGAAGAATGCAATTCTTCGCAAATATGGTTGGAACATCGATGAGTCTGCTCCAGAGCCCAACTATATCCATACGGACAACGATGGCAACCAGTCCACCAGGGTCCGTTTTCTTGTTGAGATTCAGGACATCGAACCCAAGCCGGTCATTTCCCTTGATTTCTGGATTCGTGATGGTTTCATCATTGGACAGAACAGCGGTAAATGTCGTGTAATTGATTCTTTCGGTCGTGTGGCATGGGCAACAAAGGACGAGGTTAAAGCTCACGCTATCCCTCAGTATTCCAATGGTCCCGCACAGATTTCTAATGACTATAAGGCTTGTCATCCGGGTCAGGAGAAAATTATCGCTTTCCTGTTCAAGCTGCTTAATATGACTCCTCTCTCCCAGTTCAACCGCCAGAAGAACGAGTGGGTGCCCACCAAGAACCCTGGGCGTCTGACTATTGATGATTGGAAGAAACTGGTATCCGGCGATATCACTGAGATTGCAGAATACCTCTCTCTCCAGCCGGATAACTGTGTAAAGGTCACCCTTGGTGTTAAGACCACCGACGAGAACCGTGCATATCAGACTTTCCTAAGTGATTGCGACGGTACTACCAAGAGCCCGTATATCAGCAACGCTTCTCGTCCTGATAATCAGACCGGAGAATATACTGTTGCAAGAAAAAGGATTGACGAGTTCTATAAGACCCACGAAAACTCCGGTATCACCTTTTCTGCCATGCCTGTAATGGAATGGAAGGAAAGCGCCACGCAGGTGGAAGACAATGCTGGAAAGATGTTTGATGACGAGGGGAATTTCGTGGCTGAAGATGACGGCAACGATCTTCCGTTCTAATCTATGATTTCCAATACCAACAAAAGTAATAAACCCATTTCGCGAGAGGATGTCTCTTTGTCTGACAGGGACATCCTCAAGCGTTATTTGGGGATTACTTTTACATCATCTTGCTCTATCCAATCTCCGCTGCGAGAGAACGACCATAATCCATCATTTTCCATACAGGAATGGAATGACAGGATAACATGGAAGGACTTTGGCACGGGTGAGCACGGTAATGTCGTGGGGTTGATGGCTAAATTGTGGAATGTATCTTACTCTGATGCCCTCATGAAAATCAAGTTTGATGAAGGCGACCCTATCCCAAGAGTCGGACTAATCAGAAGGTATAAGGGTAAGGTACATCTCACCAGTAATTCCACGATGAAAATCCGTGTCCGCGAATGGAAAGACTGGGATAGAGAGTTCTGGGGTTCATTTGGAATCTCCCAGAAATTCTGCGAAGCGTGCAATGTCCATCCTATTTCCCACGCTTTCTTTACTAAACCCGACGATAAGGGATTGCTCCATACCTATTCCGTTCCAATGGATAAGTATGCCTATGCCTATGTTGAGTTCAAGGACGGAAAAGAAAGCATTAAACTTTATCAGCCTTATTCGCAATCCATGAAGTGGCTGTCCAAGCATGACCAATCCGTATGGGATTTGTGGACTCAGGCTTTTATGTGGGCTGACAGAGTATCGAGCAAGGCGGTTATCCTTACGTCATCAAGGAAAGACGCGATGTGTTTATGGGAGAATCTTAAGATTCCCGCTATGTCTTTACAAGGAGAAGGCTATGTGCCAAAACCAAAGGTAATGAAGCAAGTACTGGATAAGTTTGAGAAAGTTTATATCTGGTATGACAATGATTTCTCACACAAGCAAGACAATCCCGGTCAGGACAATGCACGAAAACTTATTGAAGCCTATCCGAGCTTAATTAACATCTGTATCCCGGATGACTATTTATCAAAAGACCCGAGCGATCTGGTCAAAAATCACGGCGTAGAAACACTGAAGAGGTTATGGAAAACCCTTACTAAAGACGAAACTACGCACATTTCCAAAGCAATTTTAACAACATTTATTATGAAGAAGAATACTAAGAAGACCAATAAGATGAAGCAGTTTGAGGCTAATGTAAAGGAAGCCATCAATACTATTTATAACAATCTTGCAGAATCCCCGATGACTACTGGATTTGCAAAATACAAGAAAGACTACGCTATGGTGAATAGCGGTCTTGCCCTTCTTAGTCTTGGCGCTATTGAGAATCAGGGTAACAAGACTAAACCTTATTATGTTTGGAATGAAAATAAGACCGTCGATAATAAATTGATTTCTTCGGTCATTGATTATATCCGTGTGAAGAAAGCTCCCGGCAATAAGAAGAAAAGCAATATCCCCGTTCTTCAGCCGACGTGTATCACTCCCGCCATGCCTAAGCCGGCTGTTGCTGTTCTCACAACATATACAGACCAGCAGCTGTGGGATGAACTTAAGTCCCGACACTATATGATTCAGAACAATCAGCTTTGTAAAATCTCTTATCTCCAGTAATATGGACTTTGAGAAAATCTGTATGATGTTCACGATGCAGGAGCCATATTACGGCATCCTGCTATCGTCTATGAACCGAGTACCTACGCCTAAAATCCCCACAATGGGTGTAGGACGCTCCGGTAACGTATTTAGGCTGTATTATAATCCTGAGTTTGTACAAAAACTCGATA